ATGAGAGAAGAAATACCTTACTGTGAGCGTTGTGGCAAGCCGGTCCATGGAGGTATGCACCATATCAGGTATCGCAGTCAAGGCGGCAGCGACATACGCCCTAACCTCATACGGCTGTGCGTGTATTGTCACCGGGGTATCCATGACGCAAGGTATGACCGCACGGAGTTAATCGCTATCGTGGCCCGGCGGGAAGGCATGACACTGGAAGAGGTTGCCCAAGCTATCGGCGTAGTCCTGTAGGAGGTGATCCAACATCCCGCCAAGCTCTGGCGGTACACAAGCGGGAGGTGGTGCCTTGAGATTCTACAAGAAGCAGAGCTGGGAACGCAAACGGGCGGCGATACTAAGGCGCGACAAGTATCTATGCCAGGAGTGCAAGAGGTACGGACGCAGTGCATCGGCCAACACTGTGCACCACATCTATCCACTGGAGGAGTATCCGCACCTGGCCTTTGTCAGCGACAACCTCATCAGCTTGTGTGCAGTATGTCACGAGAGGATGCATGACAGACAGACTGGCGATCTCACTGAGCGCGGCCAGCAATGGATGAGGCGGAGGTCCCATCTTGTCACGCAGAGACACCCCCCTCCGATCTGAAAAACGCAAAAGCCGTCAGGGACCGGCGCGGGGGAACCCGTTCCAATAGAGCGAGTTCTGGAAAAAGTTTTTTGGGGAGGTGAGGCGAGGTGGCGAAGGTGCCAACTCAGGAATCCATTAAACGAAAAACGATTAGAGACATGAAGGAGCTAGGCGTGCACAAACCCCAGTTTAACAGACTAATTGACATTTATGCCGGCCTTGTCCACCAGTACCTCATAGCCCTAAAAGAGTTTGAAGCTAGTGGCTATGTTTACGAAGTGGAAACGGCTGCCGGGGGGTCAAAGAAATCCCCCATTGTTGCAACGCTAGAAACCCTGCGGAAAGACATACTCCAATACTCAGATCGCCTATGCCTGAATCCAAAGGCATTTGAAACTGTAACAGTTGAGCAAGAATCAAAATCAAAGTTAGCGAGTGTGCTGAGTGCCCTCGAAAAGTAAATCAAAGAACTATGACATAGTACTGGAGTATGCACTAAGCGTGGTTGAAGGGCGCAAAATAGCCTGTAAAGAAACCCGGGAAATGTGTGAGCGGTTTCTACGGGACCTGGAAAACCCGGCTTATGACTTCCGCACGAAAGACCCAGAGTTTGTAATACAAATCATTGAAAAAACCTTTGTTCACCAAAAGGGCGAAGACATGGAGGGGCGACCATTAAGAGGGCGTCCTTTTTTATTGGAACCATGGCAAAAGTTTGTTGTGTATAATCTCTTGGGTTTTTTCCACAAGGGAACAGAGTTAAGGCGGTTCAAAGAAGCCTTTATCATGCTCGCTCGGAAGAACGGCAAAACCCCATTCGTGAGCGCTTTGTCTTGGGGGCTGGGCTTGTTAGAGCGCAAGTCTGGTGCTGAAATTGTTATCGTGGGGGCGCTGTTGAAACAGGCACTTCAAAGTTTCAATTTCCTGCTTTACAATATTCGCCAAATGGGAGAAGAGAGCAATTTCCGCATCTTGGATAATAACCAGGAACACTCCATATACGGAGAGCTTGGCGAGGGCTACATGAGGATCGAAACAATCGCTGGCAACAGTGACCGTATGGACTCGCTCAATACCCTTATTCAAATCCTGGACGAGTTGCACTTATACAAAAGCGCCAGTCAATATAACACTATAAAAGAATCTGGAAAGGCGTATAGAAATAGTTTGTGCATAGGTATTACAACCGCAGGAGATAACCCGAACAGTTTTTGCTATAATCGTATGAAATATTGTCAAAAGATATTGGATGGGATAGTAAAAGACGAACAATATTTTGTATTTATTGCAAAAGCAGACGAGGATCCAGAAACAGGCGAAGTAGACTATACTAATCCTATTGAACATGAAAAGGCTAACCCGAATTATAATGTATCAGTATCAGCGCAAGAATTGATGAATGATGCAATACAGGCCCAAAATGACCCCCAACAAAGGAAATCATTTTTAGCTAAATCACTTAATATTTATACTAGTTCCATGAAATCATATTTCAACATTGATGAATTCAGGGCCAGTGACAGAAAATATAATTGGACCATAGACGAACTGGCTAAATTACCGATTGAGTGGTATGGGGGTTGTGACTTGTCGAAGCGCTTCGATTTAAGTGCCACCTGCTTATACGGAACTTATGGAGATGTGGACATAGCTATCACTCATGCCTTTTTCCCCATTGTCGCAGCACATGAAAAAGCAGACGAGGATAATATTCCTTTGTTTGGCTGGGCTGACAGTAATTTGTTAACAATGACAAATACCCCTGTAGTCGATTATCAACAGGTGGTAAGGTGGTTTTTGGATATGCAAAGCAAAGGGTTTAAAATCAAGCAAATAGGACTAGACAAGAAGTTTGGCAGAGAGTTTCACCTTGAGGGTAGAAAAGCTGGCTTAAGGGTGGTGGACGCTCCACAGCTTTATTATCTAAAAAGCGAGGCATTTAGACATATAGAAGCAAAGGTTAAGGATAAAAAATTCTACTACCTGCATTCGGAAGCGTACGAATACTGCGTGGCTAACGTTAGGGCCGTAGAGCAAACAGACGATGCAGTAAGATACGAAAAAGTAATGCCAACTATGAGGATAGATATATTTGACGCAAGTGTATTTGCTTGTATGCAAATGTTAAAAAATCTAGCTAAATCTGGGACAGCCAAGAAATGGCTGCAGGGAGGTGAATAGATGGGTTTATGGGATTTTTTTAAGAAAAACAGAAGAAGGACACGAGCAGAGCCAGCTGCTTTATGGCTTTTGACTGAGGGACCGTTTGAAACTCTTAACATTCCTGGTTACACCAGGTTGTCAAATAATCCAGAAGTTAAAATAGCCGTTCATAAAATAGCTGAGCTCATTTCGTCTATGACTATTCATCTGATGCAGAACACCGATGATGGCGATATTCGGATTAGAAATGAATTATCCCGGAAGATAGATATTAATCCCTACAGCTTAATGACCAGAAAAGCCTGGATGTACAATATTGTCTACACTTTGCTCCTGGACGGGGGAGGCAACAGCGTAGTATTCCCCAAGGTCAGAGATGGTTTGATTGTCGAGCTGGTACCGCTTAAACCTTCCGGGGTAAGTTTCCTAGAAACAGATATGGGGTACAAAATCTTCTATCAGGGACAGCAGTATGACCATGATGAGGTTTTACACTTCATTATCAATCCGGACCCTGAAAAACCATACAAGGGTACAGGCTACCGGGCAACACTCAAGGATATTGCCAACAACCTCAAACAGGCTACCGCAACAAAAAAGAGTTTTATGTCGGGGAAGTACATGCCTTCGCTTATTGTAAAAGTAGACAGCTTAACAGCAGAACTTGCTAGCGAAGAAGGGCGAGAAGGTGTTTATCAAAAATACCTTGAGTCCAGCGAGGCAGGGCAACCTTGGATTATCCCGGCAGAATTGTTGGAAGTGGAGCAAGTTAAGCCGTTATCTTTGAAAGACATTGCTATAAATGAAGCTGTTGAAATAGACAAACGTACAGTAGCAGGAATCTTCGGAGTGCCGGCTTTTTTCCTGGGTGTAGGCGATTTTAAGAAAGACGAATATAACAGCTTCATCAACACGACACTTCTTCCAATCGCCAAAGGAATTGAACAAGAACTTACTCGGAAACTGTTATATAGTCCTGACATGTACTTCAAGTTTAATCCTCGTAGCTTATATGCCTACGACATAAAAGAGTTATCCGGAGTTTATACCGACCTCTATGTCCGAGGCATTTGCACCGGCAATGAAGTGAGGGATGCTCTTGGCATGTCACCTATGGAGGGATTATCTGAGTTGGTTATCCTGGAGAACTATATCCCACTAGATAAAATAGGCAAACAATTAAAACTTATTCAGGGAGGTGAGGATGATGGACAGGAAGATTAAGCAGACCCGGAGCTTGCAAACAGAACTCAAAACAAGGGCAGAACCGGATGGCCAGGACGACATGTGCATCGAGGGATATTTCGCAGTATTTGGCCAGGAGACAGAGCTCTGGCCTGGTGCTTTTGAGGAGATAGCGCCCGGAGCTTTTGACAATACTCTGGGAAACGATATCCGGGCATTAATAAATCACGACACGACTTTCGTCCTGGGCAGGAACAAAGCAGGCACTTTGGAACTGAAGGCAGACAGTCATGGGTTATGGGGCCGGGTGAAGATTAACCCGAATGATACTGACGCAGTAAACGTGTATGAGCGGGTGAAACGCGGTGATGTTGATCAATGCTCATTTGGTTTTAATATCCTCCAGGAGGAAACGGACTGGCGGGATGATGGAACCGTCAAGTGGATCATTCGCGAAATTGACCTGCACGAGGTGTCTGTTTGCACCTTCCCGGCTTATGAAGAAACTGGGGTACAAGCCAGGAAAGCCGAAGTTGAGCAACATCATGAGAGGCAGTTGGAACAGAGGAAAAACAAACTTAAGGAGAGGATAAAATGCTTAAACAACTGATGCTCAATAAAAAAATTGAGCAGCGTAAAGCAGAGCTTGAAGAGCTGCTCAAGCAGGAGCAGGGACTGAAAATCCGGTCAGATGAACTTGAAGCGGCCATTGAAGAAGCGAAAACGGATGAAGAAATGGCTACGGTTGAAGAAGAAACGACAAAGCTGGAAAAAGAACAGGGGGAACTGAAGGAGAAGAAATCCAAGCTCGAGGATGAGATTGCTGAATTAGAGAATGAGCTGGAACAACTTAAAAGCAAAGAGCCCAAAAATGATCCTCCTCCGGCGAATCCGGAGAGAGGCAAAGAACAAGGAGGAGAAGTGCGGATGAAAAGAGGATTTTTTGCCGGTATGAATAGGGGCGAGGTTGATGCCCTGATTGCCCGGGAAGAAGTAAGAGAATTTTTACAGAGGACCAGGGAACTCGCGACACAAAAGAGAGCTGTTACTGGTGGGGACCTGTTGATCCCCGATGTAATGCTTGGCCTTTTGAGGGACAACATTGCCTTGAGCTCCAAGCTACTCACCAAGGTGAACTACAAGCCCCTAAAGGGGACAGCTCGCCAAAACATTACCGGGACAGTGCCGGAAGCTGTGTGGACTGAAATGGTCGGGGCACTTAATGAATTGGAGATTAGCTTTAACCAGGTCGAGGTTGACGGGTACAAAGTAGGCGGCTTTGTAGTAATTCCCAATTCTACCTTGCAGGACAGCGATATTAGCTTGGCTTCGGAGATTTTAACCCAAATATCCAAAGCCATCGGGATCGCTCTTGATAAAGCGATACTTTATGGTTTGGGCACTAAACAGCCCTTGGGTATCGTTACCAGGTTAGCTCAATCTTCCGCACCTGACGGCTATCCTGCGAACGCTCCTGCTTGGGAAGACCTGCGTACAAGCAACATTAAAAAGCTCACCAGCACCGGAGCAACCCTGATTGGCGATATTATTGGAGCTTTTGCTGCATGCAAGAATGATTATTCAGATGGCCGTAAATTCCACGCCATGAACAGCGTCACCTATGCGTATTTGATGGGCACGTTGCTAAACGTTAACGCAGCCGGGGCACTTGTAACCGGTATGCAGAACCAAATGCCGGTACTGGGCGGTGATATTGTAATCCTTGACTTCATGCCTAATTACGATGTTGTCAGCGGCTACGGCGACCTCTACCTATTGGTAGAACGGGAAGGCACCGTCCTCTCAGCTTCCGAACACGTGAAGTTTATTGAGGATCAGACTGTATTCAAAGGCTTGGCGAGGTATGACGGGCTGCCAGTTATCGCAAAAGGGTTCGTGCTGATGAATATTAAGAATACAAATGCTACCAC